NGCACACTGGCCCGGAGGTTGCGGCGAAAGGAGACGATGCCACCGCGGCCGGCGATGGTGTTGATGGGAGGGGCTTTTGCCGCTTCAATAGCCAACATTTTCTATCAACTCCCCAAGCGCAAACTCCGCTACAGTTTCAGCTGTGATAGCCCCTTTTCGGTAGTTCTCAGCCGCCAAATTCACCGCGTCGTCCAACGCAGGCTTAAGCCGGCTTCGCTTCGCTATGCGCTTAATATTTCCCTTCCTATCGATCTCTGACAACGGGCCAAACATTTTGGCTATTTCGGTATCGGTTGCATCTTCTTCCTCGGTTGCGTCAATCTCCAGAAAATCATCCTTGAAATAACTCACATTATCGGCCAGCATCTGCCTGATCTCAAACCGATTGACTGGCCCCAGTCCATCATCTTGCCACATCTTCATTATGGTATCGGTGCGCTTTTCGTCAATGTCGGCGGCGAGCAAGTCCTCTTGATCGTCTTTGAAATCAAAAGCGAATGTTGCAGAATCGGGCAAAATCTTCCAATTTAGAATCCGCTCAATCATACTGATGATTTCGCCAACACCTTTGCCGCGAGCCTTCTGGTGCATTATCTCCGATTCGCTAGCCGTACCAAGAGACCCGCCACTAAGTGGCCAAAATTCGCGGGTATCAACGCCAAATGCCAGGGCCAAAATGTTGATATAGATATTTGTTGATTCTAGTTCGTTAAATGCATCGGGAAGATTTGCGAAGCTAATAAAATCTGCACTGGCCGGTTTCGCCGGATCGAGATTGAACATCGTCATCACATTTCGCCAATGTTCCTGACCTAGCCGCCGCGTTTCGCGGTTATAATCCGCTTTGCTGTCCTCCCATTTTTTTGGAAGCACATTATTGAATATCAATAGGCCAGCTTCTGGTAAATCGTCCAACTTCTCGTTTTTGTATTTGTTGATTTTCAGTAGTATTTCACTACTGCCAATCACCCGACTAACTGCACAAAACCCGGTATTGTACATTCCCTCAGCCGGGGATGGCATATCGACGAAATGAGCCACGCGAGTAGTATGCAATAAGTGTGCGTTTTCAGTTTTTGGATTATTGAAAATGACCGGATATTCTATATCGCCGGTCAACTGGCAGAAACGGCTATCAAGGTGGGCCAGGCCCAACACAGGCCCTTCGATTATTCCTGTGGGATCACCACCGCCTATGATTTCAGAAAAAGCCCCCTTGTCTTGCGTCAGGTAATCATACAAAATTTTTCCAAGCCAAAATGCCCAACCCTGCCAAAATTCGGCAGTTGTTAGTACTCGCTGATACCGATTTATCACCCGCTCCGGTCCCTTAATGCTCCAATTCATAGCTTTAAATTTTTTGATCATTGATGACACAGCACCAATGAGAATGTCATTGTTTGGCCTGAGCATAAAATCCCGAAGTGCGATATCTCGCGCTTCTGACCACCAGGAGGGGATTATACTATCGAATTCATCTCCCCTGCGACCGAAACTGAAACTGCCAGGAAACATGCTCGCAACACTGGGACGGTCGCCGGTTTTTGGCAATGCTCGTTTCTGGATTGATAAATCGGCCGTGTCTCCATTGGCCTGTTTGATCGTAGCGTATTCGATTTTTCCATCCTGGATGATTGCAATTTGATCCGACATAGAAAAAGTCCATTATCAGATTGGCCGCCAAAATAACTGAGGCGGACGATAATGGACTCGCGGGCACTATCACAAGTTAGTATACACGAATGGTCTATACTATGTCAAAGAATAAGATGATAGCCTTGATTATTTTCTTAATTCAGGCTTGGCGTAGGTATCTATCCATTCGATAACCACACCAAGTATCCGTTTAATCACATGAACCAGGAAATGAGCCAGCCAGGGATAACGTTCAAATAATTTACTGTATGGTGATTTTTCCATAATATCATTCTAAATCTTTTGGAATTTCAGTCAAACCAGCCCTATTCTTTTATGTCAGACCAGATTATAATAGAGACAACGAGCGCTAGCCATAGATAGCGCTACCGCAGAATCTATTTTGTGTTTCTCGGAACGCTTTTCCAGTCTAATTCCCTTTTTTTCGCCAGGTTCGGTTTTCGCATTCGCATTATCAATGTGCTTTCTAAGCAATGGATTACCATCATGTGCTATACGTTTATTGACAATTAAATCCTGCAATCCCTTGTCGGCTTTAAGCCTGTCGTGCCCCTGTTTGAATTCTTTAAATAGAGCGAATTGCTGTTTATTTAGTCTCATTGCCATATCGTGTAGCTGATGGGGATCATAAGCTACTTCTAAAACAGAATATTCTCTACAGAGTTTTTTTAACTCATCCTCAATTGGGCCAAAATCAAGTAATTGGCCTTTAGCAGGCTGCCAGATACCGCAATATCGGACGGCAATCTCATTACTTCTATCTGGATGCCTGGTCACCAATACAATAGAAAAACAATCCGCTGTATATGATTCTGATTGGCTCCCCTTCGCAGCATCCATACCAATTATGGCCTGTTGCCCCTTTTGCAATGGCGGTAATTGTTCCTGACAGGCATCCCACCAAACCATCTGTACAAATTTTTCCGTGCTGCTACCCCATTCGTTTCTATGGACACGTCTAAATTCATTTTGAGCCAATACCCGTTCCTCACTGGCATAATAGGCCGATGTTTGCCAAAATAATCGAGGGTGGGTATTCCACAAGCATAATAAATCTCCATTAGCGTATATTTCTAAATCCGATAAATCATTGTCATCATAACTCAGATCTATTTGGGCGCCCTCTTTGGCGCCAGATTGATATAATTGCTCCAGAATAGGGCTTTCGCCTTCATAGCCCGCATAAGTCTCTACCCACCTCTGAGAATATCCAAACTTGGTGGGGCTAAGTGTCATTTCTGTCCACATTTGCTGCATTGATTTATGTTTAGCCGCCCACAGCTCTGAGAATACGATTAAATCATCATTGCCCCCTGATTCTCCAGCGGGATCAATTGGAATGGCTTCTATTGCTGAATTATTGGGAAATGAGATTGTATACCCTCGTTGTTTAATATTATAAATATTCGGATTAAGATTAATTGCTCTACGCAAATAATAAGCCACCCGGCTGTCCGCCTGTTTTAGATCATTGGCTACTATTTTGATGCTTCCCCACTCGATGTGAAGTGCTCGATACAAAGCAATAGCCGCAGCAATACAGGATTTAGCTGATTTTTTTATATCCGACCAGACAATAATATTGTAAATAAATTTACCATCATCGTCAGTCCGGCAGGCTTCTTTCAGCGCTGCGATCTGATAAGGATATAACTCAATCGGTCCTTTTAACTCGGGAATGTAAAAATTGGTAGTGATCCATTTGACAGGATCAATTTGATCAAGGCGCTGCCGCCGTCTATATTCCAGGATAAGTTGCGCCTGTAATTGCACACTCATTTATCAATCACAACATTGGCTATGTCTTCGCCGGCCGCCAGGCGTTTTAGTTGCTCATCGGATAGGGTTGATAGATCAATACTGGCGAGTTCGACGGGCCCGCCGCCTTTGCCGGTCACCTCCTGGCGGCCAGGGGCGTCCAGACCGAGTAGTTTTATGCGGCGATCAATACACCATTTCACAATCTCCAAAAAGCGAGTATTTCCTTCCCCCTGGCCGCCTACTTCTTGCGTGGCTTCGGTTATTTGACCATCAATTTTTTTGGCCGTCTTGCGCCTGACAATCGGATCTTTGCTGGCTTCATAGTCCTGCCAGGCTAATCGCTCCAAGTTGTCGATCTTGGCCAGCTCCTGGGCTTTGGCCTCATTGTAATCAGTGAGGGACGAATCAAGCCAACGCTTTTGGAGGGTCTTTAAGTCATTAGATACTGTTTGTTGGGAAACTTCATAATCTCTATTTTTGTTGATATGAGTAGCAATGGCGGCCTGAACAAAACCTTTGAGATACAGAGTGCCTATCTCCTGTAGGTCATATTCTCGTTGAATTCTGGTTCGCTTACGGCCGCCCGTATCTGCCATTACAAGTTCCTATTTACAAGTTCCTATCTAACTCAAGCACTCCCAAATAATGCGTCATTAGTTTAGACGCTCCGCAATAATATCCGGCAAAGCGTTTCAGGTGATAGCCAGCCTGAAACACTTTCTCTTTTAATATCTCCTGGCAGACTTC